GGACTGGCGCGTACAACCGATAGCAGTAATTTCTGTCTGGTTGAAATCGTACCGGCGAACAAGGTCAGGATCAGAAACCGCCTCAACTGCATCAGCATAATGATTTATTGGGTCTGACCAGCCGACCATCGCGGTGCTGTAGCGTGTGCGTTCACTGCTCGAGGAGTATGTGAATTTTCCATTGATGACACTGGCACGGGTATAGGTGAAATCGATATCACGCGGCATATCCGCCAGCGCCACCATCTGATTATCCCACCAGTAGGTCATGCCACGAAAGATACCGGCGAGGTCAGTCAGCACGGTCCAGGCTTCTTCCTGTGACTGGATATAGACGTCACAGATGAAACGCGGTTCCATACCCGAGCCACCACGCCCATCAGGTACAAGCTGATCGCAATACTGAGCAATGCGGTACAGCTCATAGCGGTCAATCTGACTTGCATCGATGCGCTGGCCCAGACCGTACATCTGAGAAGTCACTATGTCGTAGAACACCCATGCCGGGTTATTGGTCCACGCCCATTTGAAATTACCCAACCAGGTACCTGTATATGTCCGGCTGATGGGATCATAGTTATCCGGTACCCGAACAATAAGCATTTTCGGCTTACACGTTATCTGCGGGATACGGTTCGGAAACTGTTTTGCATCAAACTCAACATAAAGCAGCGCAGTATTTGGATAACGTAACTTTGCATCGATTACTTCCGTCAGCATGCCGAGTTTCATCGTGTCGGCTATACGTGCACTGTTGGCATTTGGTGTCTGCCTACGTACGCGAACCTGCCAGCCTGTTGTGGCCTTGGGTAGCGTGATGCGGTGGCTGCGCTCGTAGGTTGTTGTAGTCTTGCCATCTACAGCCGTCGAAATCACTTCATGATAAGCTCCACCATCCGTTGCCAGGTCAACGGCGTATTCAATCCGATAGCCCACCACGTCGCCGTTAGTCCTCTGCTCCTGAAGCGCCGGCCAGTTGAAGGTCAGTCGTAAAGCATCCAGCAGGGTATTCGTAACCGAACGCACCCAGTTAGATGCGCTGGTGATCTCGGAATCAATCGTGACGCCGTTCTCTACGCTCGGCATGCCCTGAATGTAAGTTTGTTGCTGGGTGCCGGGACGGAATTCCCATTTAAGGTTTTCGTAATTTTGGGAACCGATCGGCGTACCATCGAGGTAAATACTTGAGCCATCGAGGCCACCAGCAAATTCACCGTTCCCAAGCGCAACGAGTATTTTTGCAACGGCTATAGACTGCAGATCATCAGGTGATTCTGTCGGCGTACTTCCGCCACTACTGCCACCTTTACGGCCTTTAATGAGAGTAGAAGTTGCCATATTGCGCCCATTAAAAAAGGCCACCGAAGTGACCTTTAATGTGTAATATTTCGAGGCGATAAAACCTCAGTAATGGAGTGTTATTTTACTGCTGATCCTCGGTGTAGATACCGGCGGAAATAATCGCACCTCCTATCTCACGCTGACCGTATCCCACGCCGACCGGATTGCCCTGCGCGGTAGTGTTTACCGGGCCGCCGAAAGCGTATGAAGGTTTATTGTCTGGATCTTGCCGGGTTCGAAGGCCGGTTGCTTGCGGTGAAAGCATCTGAGAAACACCGCCCAACGCCAGTGATGCACCAACCAGTGTCGCAGTACCGTAACCACCAGCAGCACCAAAACCCGCTCCCATACCAATCGAGGTTCCAGCACTGAAATAGGCAGATACGGCAATTATCGCGACACCGAGAATAGTTTGGAACATGCCAGCTCTTTTACTTCCTATGATCACCGGTACTATATGAATTTCCTTACCCGAATTAAGATTCTCTAAATCATCCTTACAAACATTTCTCTTACCTTTAAATATCGCAAAGGTAATTCCGCGTTGCTTTGAGTTTATAAGGAACTGTTCAAATCCGGGGAGGGTTACACACAATGCTTTCATAGCATCCTTAGTTCTAACTACTACTCGTTGATGCTCACGACCGAATAACCTTACTAATGAACCGCTGAGTTTAATGGTGGTAAGTTCTTCTGAAATCATCTGGGGCATAAATTTCTCCAAAAAAAACCGCGCTGAGCGCGGCCTTAGTTATAAGCATGTCTGTATGTCATTCACTGTATTATCCAGCCTACCCTGATTTCCTCCGACCCAAGTATGAGTCGTTGCTGAGTAGAACCGTATATCAGTAGTATGCTTGCTACTTTTTATGTCAATAAGTTCAAAATTACCCTGGGAGGCTATGCTTATTCCATTTTCAATTGGTCGGAAATTAATTTGCGTAGAAAGTCCCGCGTAACTATGGGTTTCCATATTATTTGCTATACAGCGAGAAAGTGTATCTGCGCTTTTATTTGATACAAACGTAGCGTAGGGCTTAGCGTCACGCATTTCTGATGGTGTAACTGCACAGCCGGTTAGAAGAAGCGCTGCCAACAGGCAAGTTGCTTTTATCATTAAATCCTCCTGATTTCAGAAGTTGATATTAGCACCCCCACACGATCTGAAAAGAGAATCAGAGCAAATCTTTATACCTGACTATTTTTATGGTCCGGTCCATCCACTGGCCGCCATACGGAACGCGCTGGCTCAACATGCCGTACATATGGTGCAGCAGCATGCCATCATCAGTCAGTATCCCGGCGTGGTTCGCCACTGGTGCCGATACTTGCATGATCACCATATCCCCGGCGCGTAGCTGCCCTGAGAACTCCCGGAAACCGCACTCGTACCAGTTATCTATGTACAGATTTTCTTCGCCAGATTCCCACCAATGCCGGTCTACACGGTAATCCTTCAACTCGATGCCGTGCGTCTGCCGGAAGTAGGACATTATCAGCCCCCAGCAGTCGGTGTGTCCGAGTACGAACTGACGCCCTATCAGCGGCAAATCGCCCCGCGGCTGAATGGTCCGTAAATCCCCCTCTGGCCAGCTGGCTATGTGCCAAGGTAATTCGTGGTTATCGCATTGCGCCTGATCGAGCTCACTGGGTTGCGTCGTGGCGTCAGGGTGGCTGTGCACGATAGCGATGATTGTTCCCCAATCTTCGGCCTCTACGTATCCTTCTGGGTCCAGATGAAACTGCTCGGTGGGATCACTGGCGAGATTCCGGCACGGAAAGTAGCGTTCGACCCGTGATTTCTGAGCCACTACTCCGCAGGCTTCGTTTGGGTAGTCTGCCTCCGCGTGGGCCATGATAGCTTTGAGTGTTTTCTCTCTCATAATTTAGCCTTTAATCAGGGCAGAGCCAGGGAAGCCGCCGAACGGGATTGGCTCACCGTCGCCAAACCGCTTCTGGCAGTCAGTTCGCAACCCGCCGCATTCGTCTTTGCTGGGGTCGTCAACCGGATTTCCCTTCTTGTCGAAATAACGTGTGCCAGCGTAATCACACCCGCGACCAGTACGGTACCAACCTCGCATGCACCAGGTGCAGAGACTGTGAATCTGGCGCGTAGGGATCCGTATACCGCGCAGGTCCGCCGGACTTGCCAGCTCAAACTCTACGCCTTCGTCATCTTCGGAGGATTTGCGGTCGATATAGTAAACCTGCACTTTCTCTTCAGTCGGATCAGCCGCTGGGTTACCGCCGGAGAAATTACGTGCATCCAGAAATTCTTCAAACGTGTCATGGACCGTCACCTTAAACTTCGCCATGTCGTCAAAGGTAAGGCAAAGCGCCGTCACAACGCCGCTGATGTTGGCCACTGTGAGTTTAGGCTGAGCCGCCTGCCCGTCACTGGACATCTCCAGACCTTCAACCTGAAAAGGCCACGGCCCGTATTCGATACCCTGCCACCAGATGGTTTTACCCGACAGTTTAGTTTCATCATCCCCGGCGGCCAGAATTTCTTCTTCGGTATAAGGCAGTGTGTCGTTATGGAAACGTAAAATTTCAGCACCATACTCAGTACCGTCCACCTCAATCAGCCTGACCGTTCCCCCCGGTTCAGGCTGCTGGATTAATGCGTTGAACGACATATTTTCCCCTATGCCTGGTAGGCCTGCTCAAAAGTGGCCGACAGCGAGTAATTATTGCCACCCGTTGCCGTTGGTTTATAGGACTTGCAGCGGTATAACCCCAGCGTGGAAAGTGGCGGTGTCCAGCGAAATGATTTACTGCCAGCATGACGTTCAAGAAAGGTTTTAATCGCCGCGATATACGCCTCGGTTCCGACGAAACTAAGATCCCAGCTTTCCTTTTTGGGGTTGATCCCATCAGCGGCAACCTGTGAATAACCATCACCGTATTGCGCAGTGCGGACACGGAATGTGGTGTCCGCACTGGCATTCAGGCGAGGACTCCACGTGAAAGTTTCAATCGCCATTATTTGCTGTTCCTCCAAAGTGCGCCGCCGGGCCTCAGATCCTTATTACGCATATCGACGTAGGTTTTCTGCGCCAACTTCATCAACTCTGTTCCCATTTGTTCAAAACCCGCAGTGGATTGTGAATTGTCGGTTCCCTGTTCCCCGCCGTAAATGTTGAGGGTTATCTGCGGGGCCGGATACGTGCCGGTAGCATTTGAACTGCTATCAGCGACAGAACGCACGCCGAGGGAACCGTCAGAGCCACGCGTTAGCGGCATTATTGCCTCGGGACCAGCCTCACCCATTAGGCCAGCCCCCTTAGCGAAAGCGAACATGGTGGGAGAGCTGACAACGTTGTTACTGAAACCACTGAGATCCGACGATGAATAAACGCCACCTTTAGCATTAGCAACATAACTGCTAAAACCGGTGCCCATACCCATAGCGCCGGTGCTGCCCGCCGAACCGGCGGCTGATGCTCCGCCGGCGGCCGCACCGCCAAAACTCATAAACGAGGACAGGATTGTCCGCGTCAGTAAAGCCTGCGTGCCCATGTCGATAAGGTTTTGGATGATGGTTTGAGAGAGGCTGGCAAACAGGTTGCTCATGCCATCCTTGAAATCTTTCGTGCCGTTTAGCAGACCGGTCAGGGTATTCGTCATCCTTTCCTTAACCGTATCCACCAGCCCGACCGTTAACTTATTGATCCTGCTCTGCCCGGTGTACAGCCCGAGTGCTGAGTTGTATTGTGCCTCAGCAGAGTCTTCCGAGGCCTTAACCATAAGACGCTCGTATTGTTCTTTATTAATACGTCCGTTGTCGTAATAGGCCTGATAAAGACTCTGTTGCTGGACCAGCTGATTTTGCAGCTGGATAACCGGGTCAACTTCACCCGCGATATTTTGCTTAGGTGCCGCAGCGGCGTCTGCCTGCGCTTTCAGGATATCCCGCGTGGAACTTTGACTGAGGTTTAGTCTGGCTGCCTGATATTCCTGCTCAGTAAGCAGGCGCGCATCGAGAAGGTCTTTCAGATCCCTGCTGGTTTCTTGCTCTTTTCGAATCGTCGTTTTACCCGGCGAATACTGTTCAGCAAGCTCAACGCGCTGTTTCTGATAATTCTGGGCATTCAGAAGAGTGAGTTTCTGCATATCGGCCTGACCGACGCCGGCTGCTTTTGCTGTCGTCAGCAGTTTTTGCTGAGCACCGGCCTCTTCCAGATTTATCCGGGCAAGACTGCTGGCGTGCTCTTTCTCTATTTCCTGCCGTAACTGCTGATAGGCTTTTAACGCCTGCAGGCCTTTTTTGTCAGCCTTTGCGGCATCCTCGCCGCCCCAAGGACTCGTTGGGGCCTGCGGTGTTTTTCCCGCATCAGTGATCGCTTTGACATCACTGGCCAGATTGTTGGCAAACCCGGCTACATTCGTCTGAACAAGGAAACGCGCCTTGTTGACGTTCTCCAGTGAATCCTTCGCTTTATCGATGCCTTTTGTCACATCTTCAAGCTGTGCTTCTGCCCGAGCCTTCCCGGACTGAACGCCGCCAAGCTGACCGAATGGGTCAAAACTTTGCAGGCTGCCGATCCGGCTATCTGCATCCTGAATTTCTTTGATGATCTGGTTTTTCTGCGTGACCTGATTTTGGTACTGGTCCTGCAGGTCCAACTGTTTAACCGCCAGCTGTTTATCCGAAAGCTGCATGAGCGCTGCAGTAGTTTCTACCACTGCATCTTTCAAACTTAATGCAGACTGCCGAGCCTCTATGTTTTGCTGATGAAAATAGAAAATGGCAGATCCAGCCAACATCGCAGCGCCAAGTGGGCCGCCGACCAGAGATAAAGCGCCTTTAGCCAGTCCAACAGCTACGGAGGCCGCCCGGGCAGAAACAGACAGCTGGCGATTTGCCGCCGCCAGGCTGAGCTTGGCTCGTTCTGAGGTTCTGGTTAGTTCAGTTTCTTCCCGGATCAACCGGTTGAAGTCGTCCTTATATTTAACGTTAAGGCCATACTCCTTATTGGTTTTCTCCATCTGCCGGTAGTAACCAAACTCGGCGTCATTCCGGGCCAGACCCGCCTTTGTTGCTTCAAGCGTTTTTTTAGCGCCGTCTGCCTGGGCGAGTGCTGATGCCCTGACTGCATTTTGATTTTCCAACCAAGCGCCGGTGCTGCTACGAATACCCGCAGTCAGCTTCGTAGAGAGAATAGGGATCAGTGTGTAGAGGGCTACCGATGCAACAGCGTTAAAATTGTCGGATAACAGACCAACGGCTTCAGTAATACTTTGAACGCCGGAACGCAACGGCCCGTTACCGCTTTGCCCTACTTTGATGATCAACCCTTCAAAGGCACTGGTCAGTCCCATCAGGTCACCGTTGAGGTTGTTCACCCTGATGGAAGCCTGTTCATGGGCCGTTTGGGTTCCCGTCAATGATTTGGTCAGGTCCTCAAGATTGCGTCGATTATCGACCAGAATTGACGCGGCGCTGAGATTCTCTACGCCAAACAGCTTCACCGCCTGGGCAGTGGACAGGTTTTTCTTTGACAGATTTTCAAGCGCGCCGCTCAACCCTACGACCGAAGGTTTCAGGGTTTTGTCTGTCCCTTTTTCGAGATTCAGGATCACGTTGCGCAGGGCTGTCCCGGCCTCGCTGCCCTTCACTTCTCGGGACGCCAACACCTGAATAGCGGCATTCAACTGTTCGAACCCAACCCCGGCTTGTGCAGCGGCCACGCCACCGGTTTTAATCGCGGCGGCCGTGTCGGTAATTTCTGACGCCCCGAATTTAGCGCCGGCGGCCAGTACGTTAATATAACGATCGGCCTGGTTGGCTCCGGCACCAAACTGATTAAGCGATAGTGCCAGCGTTTTGGTTGCATCTGGCAACGTGGTACCGGCGGCCTGCGCCAGAACCAGCGCGCTTTTTGTCGCCTGAGTCAGTCCATCTGCAGTTTGAAGAAGCTCGGGTTTGGCTGATGCCATCAGTTTCAGCGCTTCGACTGCCTGGCTGGCGCTGTATTCAGTAGTGCGCCCCATTTCCTGCGCCGCAGCGTCGAGCGACTTAAGCTGTTCGCCGGTAGAACCCGTAATAGCCGATAGGTCAGAAAGTGCCTGGCCATACTGTCGCGACGTATTGATGATGGAGCCGAGCGACAAGCCAACACCGGCAAAAGCTGCCAGACGCCCAGCGAGACCGGTAATGGTTGATCCCACCTTGGCATACGCGGCATCGGTCTTTTTCGCATCGTCCTGAGTGCTTCGGTTGAATTTACGCGATTGGTTTTCCGCGTCACCGTAAGCACCTATCAGCTGGGATTTAAAGTTTGCGGCGTTCAGGTGAAGCCCGACCGCCAGTGATGCCACGTCAGCCATTACATTAACGCCCGCATTACGGCAGCACACTCATCCTGCACAGGAGAAGGAATCGGTAACTGCTCTGTTTCAGGAATGGAAGGTGGTGTTTCATCATCGGAGCCGAGAACGCCCTGTTTGATAAAATACGCCCGCCAGTGAAGAAGTATTTCGACAGGGAGGTCGGCAATTTTTCGTGGGTCAGACTCGCCCCAACGATCGGCAAGCTGGAAAATGAACATCAGCCAGGGCGAGTCAGTTAGTTTTTTGCGGCTTCTTCCAGCTTACCCAGTGAGTGTTTTTTCACTGTCACGATAGCGTCAATCAGCGTGGCGTTATCGTGCGCTTCCAACAGTTCATTAGCTGTCGGCAGATCTTCTGGTTTGATTGGCGAACCATCGGGATTTACCAGACAGTTAAGGATGAGTTGCACGCTCATCAACGAAGAACCGCGAACATCCAATTCTTTTGCTGCGGCGTCGAGCTGTTCTTCGTGTTCAATTAACTGCGATGCTGTCAGCCGGCGAATGAAAACCTGCACACCGAAAAGGGTAGTTTCAATCGCGGTATTCGTAGGCTTTAAGAGCGCAGATTTCAGAGCTTTAAAATCGAATTTTGCAGTTTTTGCAGTCATGTTCTTTTACCTAAATTTGACGTAAAAACCGCCCGAAAGCGGCTATTGGAGAAGTAGCGTTTTACGCTTTAGCACCAGAAGGTGCAGGTACAACCCCCCAGACAAGATTATTCTGTTTACCCTGCACAGTTACCTGAATAACTTCACTCGCCGGCGCAGTGATCTCATTCATCTGCCAGCCGGACAGCGCCAGCAACATGGTTGCCGTTCGACCATTTGGCAATTCAACATAGAATTGCACGGTCTTGCGCTGCTCAGCAGCAGTAAGAAATGCAGCAAAATCGGTATTGGTTGGATCATCAATAAAGCCGAGTGATTTCTCCGGCCCTTCTGGCAGGTCAGAAATGAACTGTTTCGATTGATCAATAAGCGTGGTGCAGTCGACAAAACTCCCCGTTTGCCCGGTAGCACCGAGTCCCTTGCAGTTGATGAGCGCCTTCATTGCCGCCGCAGCGGCCCCCACCTCGCCAAATTTCACAACGGTGCCAGCTGGCAGCATCGCGTATTCAGGCGATGATTTATTATCAGCCATAGTTTTCTCTCTTCTGTGAATAGGCAGCGGAGCGCTACCGGTTGGATTGAATACGGTCTCGAATTTCCACGGAGAGGATCCGTAGAACTTTGTTGCGGTTATAGTCCAGTGCAGGGCGAATAAATGAGTCGGACACCTGCTTGACAGTTCCGTACTCTTGAGCCAGCGCTTTCATGAAGTGTTCTTTACTCGGGCCGACTCGCAGAATAACCACGCCGGAACCTTTATTTTTGCGGGAAGTTGACCGGATTTTGATGGTGTCACGCATGTGTGGCCCCGCGCTGCTTTCATCAAAACCCGCATGTTGTTTCATATCTTCCTGAACAACCTGGAGTGCAGCACGACCTGCATCACGAAGTATTTTGGTTCCCACCTTCTCGCCGAGTGCAATCAGCTGGCGCTCAAGCTCGGCCAACCCTTCGACTGTCATAGAGATCATGAGGCGTCCTCCGGGCAGCAAATAATGAAATCGCGGGTTAGTCGGTACTGAATTCTGTTATTGGTCAGGGTTTGTTGATTTTGGCTGACGCCCCCTCGCGTTACCGCCTGCACTGGCCATCGCCCTATATACCCGTGAACTATTGACTCCCAGGCATCACGCACTTTTTTATCCAACGCCAAAAGGCGCG